TTGAAAAGGTTCGAACCGTCGCGTATCGCGGAGAAGTCTTGTATAATGTATTGATGGAAACCCACGATTTAATGAGTGTAAATCACCTCGTGTGCGAAACATTGGATCCTGAAAATGGGATTGCAAAATTAGAAAAGACATTGAAAGAAGTGACTTACGAAGAAAAGAAATTATTCATCCAACTATACAATCAGTATGTTCTTCAACACAATACGTTCGCTCACGATACGTTCACTGAAGTCTGTTAAGAAATAAAATATTTTTCTTCTATATAATGCATACTCGTAGACATAGACCTAGACGCCATACTCGGCATTCCCGTCGTTCGCATCGAAACTTTATACCCAGATCTAGGAAACCTCGTTCAAAGCGTCGCGTTCGATCGCGTCGCTCTCGAGGCGGAGGTCATGACATGAACGGGATGAGTGCGGAGATTAACCAGTATTATACAACTCTCTACGTTCCACCTTCTTAACTGCTTCGTCCAATCGTTGAATCGGAATATACGTAAATTCTACATGACCTTCCCATAAAAACTTACAAAAATCGTAATGCAATGGGAAGTTCATGCCACATAACATGGGATACTTTTTTTCAATCGGTTTATACTGGACTGGTATAAACTCTTTGTAGTCGATATAAGGCAACACGTAGAGAAGTTGCGTGATTGGACTGGGGGGCGGCAAAGGGTTCCTGACGACCAAATCTTCTTGGAAACAAGGAATATCTTTTAAAAGGGAAGAAAACAGCGGCGCTAGATGAAACTCATATTGTAGGTAATAGTCTTTGCAATCGCCGTGATAATAGTGTAGAGTCCATTCCAACATGCGCAAATAATTCTTACAAATGGCGGATTCGTCCGTTTGTTTGAAAAGAAAAGGGTAATACTCTTCGGGGTGTGTCAAGAGATAAGTTTCACGAATGTCTTTCAACGGGATAAGATTGATTTCTTCTTCTAGATTTTTTGCGCTGACCCGTTGATTTTGTTTCCATTCCAGATTCGCCTGGATGAGCGCTTGCTCTTGCTTGGCAAGTTCCATGAATAATTGTTTGACTCCCGACCATTGAATCTGGGTTCCTACCAAGAGGTCTTGATTCAACTGTTTGAACACATTCAATAAAAAAGGAATCCCCTCATTCCGTATTTGAATGGATGGAAAATGAGGAAGAAAATCATTACCACAAAGAAAACACAGAAAGCAATAATGGTCAATTGCTTTGGTTTGTTCACTCTTGTTTGAATACATTTCCTCGCAAATCTGAACTGCCATTTCGTCCACACTAAACACGTAATCTTCGTTGGGTTTGATGCCTTTCATGTAACTAAAGTGTTTGGTCTCCCGATACAAATAAATCTTTGGACTATGTCTCAAGTGCAAAAGACTCAGCATGATGAGATCCGCATCCAATCCATAGACAAACAATTGCCGACAAGGGTTCTCGCGTGCGTAACGAAACAGTTTTTGTTCTCCCTCTCCCACTTCGTTGGGACCGCTGTAAAGGATCTTCTCTTTCTTCATGTTCTCTTTCAAATACTCATCCAATTCATTCATGAAGGGAGTGCCCGGAGTGATGGCGTTGGTGTTCCATGTATTTTTTTGGAGGAGCGTGCGCATGAGGAAACTTTTGTAACGTCGTTGTTTTTGTTGCTTCATTTTGGCGAGAGGCGCAACCCCATCAAAAGCAACAAAAACGTTTTGAGCGTCCACTTTTTTGCGAAGGTCTAGAATTTTTTGAAAGACGGTTTCTTTTATATGGGTTGCATTTTCATAGATCGCGTCATAGATGAGTGAGTTTGCATCCACCAATAAGAGATTGCAACGAACTTGTTTAAGCGCCTGAATGATTTTAAAATGATTTCGTAGCACATAGGAAAAATAACTCGGAATCCCCATTCTATAACACTTATCCTTATTTTTTTAATATAGTTTAAATGTAAATAAATGGCAACTACACCAACTGTAAATCCAACTGTAAATCCGCCATCTGTAAATGCACAAACAGCAACCTTCAATTATCCGAACGTGTTTACTTATTTTTCCATGATCTCTCCCTTTTTAGTCATTCTTCTTTTCGTCTTTATCTCCATCATCAATTCTAATTTAAAAGGATTTATTTATCTCTTGGGCATCTTCATTTTATTCTTTATCGTTTTACTCTTTCAAAAAGTATTACGAATCAAATTGCCGAACGAAGCCTCTCCTTATTGTCAAGTCTTCTCTTTCCCTATCCCTCTACAAGGCGTGCCTTCTTTCAACAGTTCCATCTTTTTATTTACCTTTGTCTATTTGTTTGTTCCTATGATCGCAAACAACATTATGAATTTTCCCTTGCTCGTCTTGTTGCTTGTCATCTACGCAATCGATACGGTGACGAAAGTCAGGGGAAAATGCACTAGTCCGGTGGGGGTTATTTTGGGCAGTATACTGGGAATGGTGTGGGGGTTTTTGTGGTATTTTATGATTGAAACCCAAAATCCTGAGTTGCTTTACTATGACGATCTCATTTCGAACAAGATTGCATGCAGTCGCCCGACTCAGCAGCAATTTAAGTGTTCCGTTTTTCGTAATGGTGAATTATTACAAACCTTATAAGGTTAAATCATTCTATACACATCCGAACTCTACCAGAATACGATAAAGGATAGTGGATGTTTATCCAACATTTTGTGAAACGTTTAAAGGTAATAGGAGTCTATAGTATAAGACGAGATGGAGTATAGTGAAACCTGTCAGAAAACGATGGAAGAGGTAAAAATTGACACCGAATCAAATCATGTGTGTTCGTCAACATCCATGGACTACACGCACAACACTCGCGAGGAACTGATTGCAATTTGTAAGGAGAAAAAAATTAAAGGGTATAGTGGTAAGAAGAAGAGTGATATGATACTCTTACTTCACTCAAGCAATCCAATCGATTTGCCTCTTGTAGAACCATCGCCCCTTGTAGAACCATCGCCTGATCCAGTGGTTCAATCGAATAGTGTAATGAATGATCATCATGCATTTGTATATCAAACCATGCTTACCTGTATCGGGAACAAGAGAAAATTGGTTTCCAACATTCGTTCTATAATGGATGACATTCGTGGTTTACTTTCAAAGGATAAATTGAATATTGTAGATGGTTTTGCGGGTTCTTCTGTCGTATCACGAGAACTTACCTATATTTCGGAAAATCTATACACCAATGATATGGAATTGTATTCCTATTTGATGGCATATTGTTATCTAGTGAATCCTTCCGATGTTCAAAAAGAAAGAGTGTCCCTCCATATAAAAACCATGAATGAAATTGCAGAAAAGGGTCCTTATTGTGAAGGGATTATCTGTAATCTTTATGCACCTAAAGATAGCAAGAATATAAAGGAAGGTGAACGATGTTTCTATACAAGAGAAAATGCTCTTATCCTGGATACTCTTAGGAAGTATATATCCGACAATGTAGAAGAAGAACTTGTGAATTACTGCCTTGTCCCTCTCTTAAATAAAGCAAGTATACATACAAATACCGCTGGAGTGTTCAAGGGGTTCTATAAGAAAGATAAGATCGGATGGTTCGGAGGGAAAGGCGAGTTTGCATTGTCTCGTATCACAAAACCCATTCGTTTAGATATTCCAGTTTGGAATCCTTCTACGTACAATGCATTTCCTTCCAACAAGGATATAAATGTATTAGTGGATGAACTTCCGGATACGATCGATGTCATGTATTTAGACCCGCCTTATAACCAGCATCCATATGGAAGTAATTACTTTATGTTAAATGTGATCGCTACAAACGAAGAACCCAAAGACATATCCCATGTTTCTGGGATACCCACAAATTGGAACAAGTCTAACTATAATCACAAAAAAACTGCAGTAGAATCTATGAAGAAATTACTGGAGAGTGGTCTTTCTAAATCAACCTATCTTCTAATTTCATACAATAATGAAGGGATTATTACAGACAGTGATTGGAAAATATTATTTGAACCGTATACAGTGAAAAAATACGAGATAAAATACGACACCTATAAAGGTAGTCGAAATCTGAAAGATAGAAGTGATAAAGTCATAGAGATTATGTATCTTGTTTCTAAGAAATAGGAAAAGATTCAATCACTTCATCCACTATTTTCTTTAAAATCTGTATCTGTTCTTCTTTCTTCCAAAGGGATGATCCATGCTTCATCTCATCCCACTTATGCGCCTTTACAAAGACAGATGCAATACTCTTGCCACATATTTTCTTTATATCAATAGACGGAATAATTGCATCAATCCTTGATTGTATTTGTTCTGGGGTAGTTGTTTTAGAGATATCCACATAATGATTGGGGATTCCCATGTTCATCATCTCTATCCGTTTGGCAATTGTCTCGGTAGAATGGAAGTCGCAACCAGAGGCGAACATTACATAAGGAAATGTAGGACATTCTGCGAATAACATTTCTGCACCTCTGATATTTTTAGCACCTCTTTCGATGGCATTTCCGGTAGACTGTCTTTTTTTATTCTGTTCAAATAAATGATCGTTTGTTCCTTGAACTTTATCTTCAACGATAAGAAGGGGTATTCGCTTTTCGCCACACACCGCAAATAAGATTCCGCCATCGGGTTTCATGTATACCTTTTTATTCTCAGGGTTTGGTGTTGGACCACCCACTTTTTCAAAGTAACACTGGCATTCATACAGTGAAATGGTTTTTTCTTGGACAACATCCCAACCCAGTCGTTTGAAAAGCTCCTCAACATAAGGGATAAATTCAACCATTGTTTCTGCTAATGTTCTTTCAGAGATGGAACTATCATCGTTTAGATGCCGCCCCTCTTCCGCCAGATGTGTTTGACTTTTACTCAATCGGTTGGATTGAGACATCTCTACTTTTAGTGGGATTCCATTTAAACCATTTTCTACAATAGTTTCTGCTTGGACAGTTCTATCATTCAATAGAATTGCAATCAGTTCCTTCTTTTTCTTTCCTCTAGCGGGTTTGAGGTTTCGTTCCTTACACAGGGAAATGAGTTCGTTCTTATTCATCTTGGAATAGTCCATTTGGATTGTTCGGTTTTATAGTGCATAGGATAGTGTTTTGTTCGGTTCAATTTTTCACTTAGTCTGTGATGACACCTAAAATGGGTTACACATGAAACAACTGATTGTTCTGTCTGAAATACTTATGCAGATCCTGCAGAATGGTTTTACGATGAAAACTGTAGAGCATCATGGTGACACTGGTATTGTTCATATGTTGATAGACATGAAACATGTTACGAACTGCCGTATCAATACTCATTGGTCTATAAATCAACACATGTTCTTCATAAGTAATCAAGGGTTTTTTAATACGGGCATTTACACTGTTGTGAAATTGAAACACAAACATTTGTAATTGTTGGAGGGTTTGAATCCGTTGAAATTGGTGATGTTTAAAATAGGAGGTCGCATGACTAGAGCACATGGGGCAAGGTAGATTCGCCACGATTCTCTCCATGATCTTTTTTAATTCTTGTAATTGAGGCGAGGTCATGGTTTCTTTTGCTTTCAGCGCCATACAATGTAATACCTGCCATGTAGGCGGTCCCCATACGTTTTTGGACATATGATATAAAGACATAAATAAATATGTTGAAATATGGAGAATTGTTTAATCAGCAAAGAACCTATAGAACATAAAATTACTTTACCTTGTCAACATTCTTTTGATTATTATTATCTTTACCAAGAAGTGATTGAGCAAAAAAATCGTCACATTGATTACTTTAAATGTCCCTATTGTCGCGCCATCTATTACGCCACTTTACCCTATTACGAAATAGAGGATGTGAAAAAGATCATTCACGTCAATTATAACAACAAATTGCTTTTACCTATGTTTCCTTGTGCATGGAAAGAATGTAATTTGTTCGGAAATGTCTATAAAAACGGTCACTATTGCAAAAAACATTATCCACTTTCGATCAAACAACGTTGCACCACGGTCTGTAAAAACGGGAATGTGTGTCCGTATCATGCATTGCCTTATACACACTGTTGCAAACGGCATACTGTAGCAGAACCAGCATGTTCGGACTCTGACCTGATTCTCCAAGTAGATTCATCTAATCTACATAAAGAATAAACATAAACACAACCCTACGGGTTTATGGAATGGAAACCAATCATTTGGCAGACCGAATCAAAAAATGGTTAGAAGTAGACATGCGCATCAATGATTTACAGAAACAATTACGTCTTTTAAAAAAGACCAAAAAATCTACCACCGATGAACTCACCACGCTCATGAAAGAGCGAGAGGTAGATTCTGTCAATGTAAACAATGTAGGACAAATCGTCTACACCACCAATAAGGTGAAAAAGGGCATCAACAAGAAGTATTTGAACGAGATTTTAACCGAATATTACAAGACGAACCCGTCACTCGCAAAAGAGGTTTGTGATTTTATTTTAGAACATAGAGAATCACAAATAAAGGAAAACATACGACTAAAAAAATAATCCTTCAATACATATGGAGGGTTTATCTTCTACTCAAGACTATGACGATCGTGTTTATATACCCTATCGTATAGAGATATTGGACGAGAGTCAATATATGATCTATTATTTGCAGCGTGTAAAGGATAAACTCGAATTCTTAACCAAAAAGACGTTTGCAAATTCAGCAAAATACCAAGGTGCGATCAATTGGAAAGAAAGAAAACGAACGTATCTTTTTTATGAAATGACACATCCAGAAGATGAGTTTGTGTCCTCCGACCAAGAAGACCTATGGAAAGTGACACCTTATGAAATTTTGTATACAAGAGAAGTTTCGGGTATTCCGATTCATCCCGATTGCGTGGAGTTGTTTAAATCTGTGCCAAGTTTGTCTTTGATCGAAGAACAAGAAGTGCCCGTAGTCGCGTATATAGGATTAGGCGAATCTGACATCAAAGAACAAATCTTGTTACAAAGTAAAAATGAAAAGATAGGGATCTTTGGAAAAGGGTATTATTTCAACAACTATGAAAATGCACTTTACGACGCTTATTACAAAGAAGAAACCGACGATTATCTGATTCGTTTGGAGAATACATCCCATCTAAAGGATCATGACATTCAGAATGACCAGGTTCAACTCAAAGGAAATTCTTTTTATCATGGGTCCCATTATTTGGGAGAATCGTCTGAATGTAATCGAAACGTCAAATACTTTATTTATTATTATGACGACGAGGTGATTTATTTAAAGTCTCATAAACCCCATGATTGTAAAAAAGAAATTCAATTGCGCAAAGAGTCGGGATATGTAATGCGTTACATTTTATTCTTAAAAAAACATTGTATTCAAAAAAGGGGATCAAATGCGGATTCTTATGCGTCAGATTCCATCTATATGGTAAAAAACACAGACCATTTTATTTGTTTATCGTATCATTTCATCAAAAAAAAATAAAGGAAACATACATATGAGACTTGGAATAGAAGACATCTTAGCGAATAAGTTCATACGTATTACGTTGATGATCTTCTTTTTACTGTTCATCTATAAAATATTATTCGCCATTGGTATTTTTTTTGCGATTGAGAAACACATCTTATCGGTCTATTTGTGTTGGATTACCATGCTTGTGATATTTGCGTCTATTCTTCCTTTTAAGCAATATCAGTTTACCGTTTCAAAAAAGGAACCCGAACCAAAAATTGATCCTGTTGTGAATCCACCTTGATAGGTAAAATGGAACGAAATTTAAATCAGAAGATTGCTGCGCATATTACTGACCTCAAGACCAACATTACTCAATGGTTGGAAACCAATCAACTCTCGCTCCAAGATGCAACTGGCAAAAACCGAATGAATGATTTGTTGCGAAACATTTCGGACTTTCAGACCCTCGAACTATCCAAAGACGATTTCAAGCGACGAACCCGTATCAAGACCATTATCCCCACGTATGAACGTTGCTGCGCTCTTCGCTTGAATGGCGAACAATGCACACGTAAAAATAAAACAGGGGAACGATTCTGCGGAACCCATTTGAAAGGTCTTCCCTACGGACAAATCCAAGAGTCCCCGCAATTTGCACAGGAAAAGATTGAAATTCACTTGGAAGAAATATGCGGGATTCATCAATACATTGACTTAACGGGCAATGTCTATTCTAGTGAAGATATTTTAAACAGTATCCCCAATCCGAGAGTGATTTCACACTGGAAGAAGGTGAATGGTGAATTTATGATTGTTTAAATCTCCACTCTATGTATGAAACGAACTACATTGAACATAAAACGAGTTGAATTGGTTACGATGGAAATATGTCATACCCATTGTATTTTTTGTCAGAAAGATTGTTACAAACAGATGATTTTTATTGGGGATTGTGGACATTCTTTTTGCATGGAATGTTCTGTTCGGTTGTATGAAGATTCACAACTCTCGCCCGTGCCGTTTGGGGGTCCTCCTTGTCCAAAGGGTTGTCTCAATCCAAAAGAAGGTCCCCAATGTGAATGCTTGGAGAAAGAAACCCTTTTAATAGAATGGGAGCAAAAAGACCCGATACAACATCGACAATGGAACGCACAAAGAATACTCTACCGTTATAGTGAAGGGATCTTTCGTTGTCCCGTGTGTATTAAAAAATAAAGGGTTATGATTCAAATGCTTATGGATTTAAATGCTTATGCATAGAATGCAATCATCTCCTCTCGGGTAAGAAGAGGTCCGGGACCATAAAGAACTGCGTGCGCTGCAATCAGATCATAGAGTGGTGGTGACTCCATTTCTGTTTCCTTGGAAAGTTGGATGTATCCAGGTGGAAGAGTATTTAGAGAATAAAGGGGGGTTTCATCATTGTAAAGAGGTTCCTGTGTTTCTTTGACATAGATTAAATTGGCAAAGTAGACCATGACGGTGATTGCATCTAGGAGAACCGGATTGGTTTGGAGGATGGGCATCTCGTGTATCGTTCGCGGACAAACGAACCCGACCTGTTCCAACAGAGACCGATTGAACTCAGCGAAGTGATCCTTGTCAATCGGCATCTCTGGAAAGAACCCGAAATAGGTTTGCAGGTATCGTTGGATCGCGAGCATATTCGTGCCTGGACCACCGCCGATTTCCGGACAATACAAGCGATACAACAATCCAGGAATGTGTGCAATGGACCCAGGTGAAATCAATTTCATGAACCCGTATTTTTGATAATCTTCGTAATGGATGGGATCTAGTTTTTGAACAAAGGACATGGGAAACGTGATCATCGTATCTGCGGTGGAGAAACGATGTTTCACGGATTCTAGCAGTGGCATATGTTTTTTGTTTGGGAAATTCATGCAACCGATTTTGCATCCTTGGCAAAACCCGTTTTGCTTGGACTCTAGAAGAAGAGCAAGTGAATTGCGGACACTTTCGTCGTGAATCGGTGCACAGATACATACCTTGATCGCTTGAGTAACTTCCTCCAAAAGGAGTTGATCCCTGAATTCAATACGAGATTCTCCGTAATGTTTCATGGTTTCTTCAAATCGTTCACCTACGTATACCACAATGCGCTGGTTGGTATGGGTTTGAAGAAAACGTTCATACGCGCAAAACGCTGCACGATCGTCTACATCTCCATCTGCCATTCCGTGGAACCAAGGGTCGTGGATGGCGTAAACGTAGATAGACATAGAGGTAGACATCTTTTATACAATTCTTCTGTCAAAACTTTAGGATCAATTTTATTATAGAAATCTTTTCTTTGGTCTATGTATAAATGAATTCGCTTTTTGGACCTTTAGGTAAAAAATACTGCAACTTATTCTTACTTCTTTCGGCGATTGCTCTCTTCTTTCTAATTACCATGGTGATAGGTCTTCTCTTTATGCTTACCAAGAAGAAGGTGGACGGGTGGACCGTCTTCGCCATCATATGGGCGTCCGTATTGTATTTGATTCAATACATCAATAACCGTATTTTGTATAATATGTGCAAATCGATTTAAACGGTTCGTTCTACTTCCAGTAGATGGAAGTCACTCTAGAGAATCGTGCGCAACTGAAAGAGTATCTATCTAACACGACGCATGAAACTACCATTATAAAACTGACTGCATCCTGGTGTGGACCCTGTAAAAAGATTGCACCGTATGTGAAGCAGTTGAACGAGGAATATGGAAAAACCTATTCTTTTGAATATCTAGAAGTGGACGTAGACGAAGCGCTAGATCTCTACGCTTTCTTTAAGAAAATGAAAATGGCGAATGGAGTTCCGACCTTTTTGGCATTTAAGAAGTGTTTGTATCATCCGGATAATTTTTACGTCCCTTACAAATGTATTACCGGTGCAGACCCTCGTGGTCTCAAGGCGTTCTATGAGGCAAGTTTAGTGTGTTAATTTCTCTTTAAATGATATGCCTTTAAAGAGAATAGAAGAGTGTTCTTTGGATGATTTGTTTGGACTCTTTGACATAGAATTGGAGGAACTGACGGTAGACGAGTTAAAGCAGGCGAAGAAAAAGGTTCTTCTCTTGCATCCCGACAAAAATAGAGGACGAGACACCACCCATTATTACGAGTATTTTAAGAGAGCCTATGAAAAACTGGAAAGTGTCTTTGACTTTATCAACCGGCATCCAAAAAAAGAAAAAGGTCAAACGTATCAAAACGAAGAATTGATACAGCAAGGGTTTTATGAATATTGCCAGAAACATGGACTCAAAGATGCCTCTTTTCAAAAAACATTTAACGAAGTGTTTGAAAAGGTGTATCTTCCAGAGGAGGATGGGTATGGCGAATGGTTGAAATCAGAAGAAGGGGTTTATGAAAAAGGAAATTTGGAAGGATCCCGCGTAAAAGCAATGTCGCTCATTGTGATAGACAAGGAATTAAAAACGTTACAAGAACTAGACCCGCACGATGTCAAGGACGCTTACCTGCATTCCGTGTTGCCGATACAAGCGGAGAAGGTGTATCAAGAAACCCCACGATTTTCTACGGTAGAAGAGTATCAACGACATCAGGCGAAATCCTTGGGACCTCCCCTCTTGGAGAAAGACGCTGAAAAAGTATTACGAGACAAAGCGCAAAAAGAATACAAAACCTCCTTGCAAATGTCGTATGACTTGTTAAACAAAACAGAACATCAAACGAAACGAATGAAGGAAGTGTATCGTCAATTTTTGAAACTAGAGAATTAAATCATGCTCCAGACCTTGATAATTTTATGTATTTCTATATATAATGAATGGGATTACCGTGTATTTTGTATTATTTATTGTATTATTTCTATTCTTGAATTACAATTATTACCAACAAAAAAAACGAGACTTTATAGAAGAACGAAAGAAAGAGGAACTTCATCTGGAAGACTTTTTCTATTGTTCAGACACGTTGTCTCGTTCGAAGCGACGTAAAATATGGGTCTATATTCCTCTAGAGAAAAACTCCAGACAATGGATCAGTTTTGGTTCACGAACCTCGACACAAATGAATCTTTCCTTGATGAATCTTTGCATTAAATCCATCATCGATTGGTGCTCCCAAACCTACGATATTGTCCTCTTTACCGATCAAGATATTAGTGAAATACTTAAATCTAAATTGGATTTGTCCACCTTTTCCGGCGATGTCTTAGAAAAGCAGCGCGAACTATACATCCTTGAAATACTTTACGAATACGGGGGTATTTTACTGCCGCCTACTCTTTATATGCGAAACAACATGAAACAACAAGATGTGTTGGATCGTTGGTATGTGTCTGACCTATACAACAATCACAACGAATCGATGGCAACCCATCTTCCCTCTGCGGTGATTACAGGTGCTCCGCCCAAGGACCCGCAACTACGAAACTACATTGATTATTTGGCGAGAGATCTGAAACAAGAATTTACATGCAATTACTTTAAAACCCATTCTATTTTTGTCTTGGATGGATCCGTGTTCGGGATGAAAAATAAATACAATGAACCGATTACCTTGGACGATCTCATGTCGAATAAAAAATTAAAATTACCAGAATATAACGTGGGTCTTTACATGCCTTATCGCGAATTGTTGGAAAGAAATAAGTATAAATGGTATTGCAAAATGAGTGAAAAACAAGTATTGGAAACCCATTGTGCGTTTTCTTATTATATGTTGGACAATTCTTAACGATTAATCTCATGTAAATTCAGTTTTCCGCGGCAATACGGACAACAGTCTGATTTTAGTTGTCGTAAACAATCCAGACAAAAGGGTTGTTTACAACAAGTGCAAATAGAATAGAGTGACTTGTCTTCCATAAAACAGATCTCGCACGTTCCTTTGACCACGGGGGGTAAGGGTTTTATCAAGATACGAGTAGGAGGATTCTTGTTTGGAATCGCGATTCCTTTTCCGCCACAACAGGTATAGGCGACGGTAAGTCTCGTATTGTTTAGGATAAACTCATTGCACGCTTGGGTGGTTTCAAAATGTTTAAAGGTGTAACTTCCGCTTGGAAGTATTTCGAGAATAGGATCCATATGCGTTGGGTCCATGGTAATTCTCTTTCTGATCTTCTTTTAAAAACTATCAATTTTATTGGACAAAATCCAGGTTGCTCCATAAAACCCATACAGAATAAATCCTGACACCATCCCTATGATCAGAAGGAAAATAACCATGGCATATACCATACGTGTCCAGAATACGGTTCCGAATTGCATCTTTGTATCCAGTAAGGCGGTTAAAAAAGGATCAATTTTTAAAGATAGTCACATACGACGACTTCGCCTGACTCAAGTATTTGAAACGGTTTGGCGCAACCATAGACAAGACCTTCTTTGACCCACGCCTCGCATTCGCTTTGACTTGCATGCGGGGGTATTTGTTCACCGGTCTTGAAAGATGCATGACGAAAGATACGACAGTTGAGTTGTTCGATCCATACGGGTTCCTTGCAATGCGGACATTCGACAATCAACGCATTCATTTCTATATACAACAAATAAAAACTTTAGAAGTCTAATTTTTATCTAAACTATTCTGATACGTTCTTTTATTTTACATTTCCAATACTCTACGGTGAGTAGGTCTTTATCCGGTGGACGATAAGGACAATCTATAGATTGTGTATGAACCATGGATACCATTTCTTCGCCCTCCGAATAGACCATATTGTCTCCAAAAATATCCTCGTAATAAAGACCAACGTTGGAGACAGGGATTGCTCCTAATCCGATACATTCGTAATGTCGATAACAATCGTCACGATCTCCTGTTGTTGAAATCACAAATTTACTTTGTAGAATGTTTTCTAAAAAATCATCATACTTTGTAATATTTCCGCTATTTTTTCCGAGTAGATCAAATTTTCGTCGGATATGATTCGACGGTAAATGATGATGAACAGAAGAATAATGGTTTAAAATCATAATATTTTTGGAGAGTACTTGATTCTGTTTGATGAAATCCACAAAATGGTTTATAGTATGATGACATATTCCATAAGGAAATGCCATGTATTTAGGATGTCTATAAATAGGATTTTGAGAAATCCATAAAAGAACATTCTCGTGATTTAATAATGAATCTGTTTTCGAAGATAAGGTCACTTGAGGTAGGTGCCATTGGGAAGTAATGATCACTACTTTTATGTTTCTTTTACAAAGAATAGGTATAATTTCATCGTAGAAAAAGTCTACGTGATCTACTTGTATTTGAATGATCTCTCCATGTTTGATGTCGTTGTAATTTTTATTCTTCAATAGATTATTTGACTTTAGTTCTAAAGAAATGCCTATACATTTAGGACTACGGGGGTATAGTTCGGTCGAGATATAATGATCACATAACAAATAAGGTGTAATAGGTGTTACAAATCTTTCTATAGGTTTATCCGACAATAATGCATTCTCAAAATGTATACCCATTATAAATATTATTGATACATTAAATACATACACAAGAGAATGCTATTCAAGGTCATGCTGACGACTCCCGAAACGATGAGCGAAAGATCTAGGATGAAATATCCATGCAGTAACCATAACAAGTTGGTCGTTAAAAACAAAAGAATCGTATACAAGGACAAATCCTGACACGTTTGGTTTGATAGGTCTTGTAGACTTGGGGTATGATTTGAAGGCAATTCACGAGCGGCGCTAAAATGGCAACTCCTTGAGGAATCATCTATATTATACTAAAGATTCATAAAAGGCGATCACTTTCGGATGCGATTTGATACGACTCGGTTGAAAGTTCATCAGATAGAGACCATCCATGGTTCGAACTCGAGACAATGCCACGTAGGTCTGACCATATTCAAAGATCGAATTCCCGATATCAATCTGCGCGTGGGTGAGCGAACTACCCTGTATCTTGTGAATGGTCAGCGCCCACGCCAAGCACAAGGGAAATTGACACACTGCCAAGGTGGGATAGACTTCGGATTGATAGACCTGTTGTTCCATCAGCATTCGTGTTCCATTCGTGAAGAGAACCATCGGTCGTCCCTTGACGAGGTCTACCACGGTTCCTTGAGACCCATTACAAATCCCGCGTTCCATGTCGATGTTTCGCATGCACATGATTTGTGTTCCTTTTTTCAAGATCAAGGATTGTTGAATGTTATTGTTTTTGATGAGACTCTCTATTTCGCGATCTTTTTCGGTGTCTCTGAGTGCATGACACATCGACAGAACAGCGGGTTCAATGTTTTTGCCATCTTTCAAATAAACGGTCAGTTCTTTGTGAATCAATGCGTCAAAGGTATGAGTCGTTTCTTTCACTTTGCTAAACATATCCTGGTTAATAAAGTCCGCCTGCTTTCGAGTCGGCACAATCTTGGTAATGGGTTGGTCGCGGTCGCGCGCCACGTATTTCTCCAGTTGTGCGATGCTTTCCTTGTCTAGTTTTCCTTTCCTGACTTGCATGAGAATTTCGATATAGACGGGGTCGGATTGACGAAAGAAGGTTTTCAATTCAAGATGCTGTTTTTTTGGAAAGACTTCAAACCATTGATCGGATTCAAAACAAAATCCATCCTTTTCGACCGGAGGCAGTTGGAAAAAGTCCCCTACAAACACAACTTGCATTCCCCCAAAGGGTCGCGAATTTTGTCGAACGCGTTTGGCAATGGCATCGAGTAGTTCAAACATTCGTTTGGACATCATGCTGACTTCGTCGACGATTAAAATATCGGTTTTCCAATGTTGACGTAATTCTTTCTTTTGTGCGATACGACGAATGATCGTGTCATCGTCCCCTTTCATCATACCGATGCCACTCCATGAATGAATGGTGGACGCATTGCAGTCCAACAAGATCGCAGCGCACCCCGTTAAAGCGCACACGACGCACGATTTACCTTTGACTTTTGCGTGTTCAATCATTTTCTTGATCAGGAAAGATTTACCTGTTCCGCCCGGACCTGTCAAGAAGACATTGTCTCCGTTGGCATAGAGATCAAACGCTTGATTCTGTTCTTCGGAAAAGGTCTCTGGATTGACGGAGGTTGAGGTTTCGGATAAGGATAAAGATTCCATTCTATACACTGGGTTCCAACAATTCATTGGATTCAATTTTAAGGTCAGACGCCGTGTCCTTTTCTTTTCTATGAATATAGAAATAATACTCAATGTAGTGTTTGGAATTGGTGTATTTTATTTTATAATCAAAAAATACACCATTCATGTGCGAAATCTGACGTAAGACCGTGATAAAATTCATGTAACTCATTTTAGGTCTTGTCACATAATTCTTTTTAGAATTATGATAATACGGTTCTACTCGTTCTAAAAATTCTTTGAGTTTGTCTCCGTATTGTGCACGTTTAAAGTGATTGATGTTGATGAGCGAATAGTCCTGTTCTAAAGTTCCAAAAAGTTCTAAATATTCATTAAAAAACTCGACGGGTCTTTTGAGTATTTGGTTTTTAGTTGCCATAATGTGTTGCATTATTTTTATAAATTCCAAATAACTCATTGGTTAAAAAAAGAAGCATTAACTTGTGATCGTACCCATCAAAAATATATTGAATATAAAAACATATTTTTTCAATGTAAAGATACCTTATACTTCTTCGTTTGTTTGTCTTTAAAAACTCGTAAATGAAGTAATAGATGTCCAACAAAGAATACCCTGTCTCGTAAAGTCCGAATAGGATCTGGGTCGCCTCCTTGATCTTGTCTTTTGCAAGAGTGTCGAAATAATTCTCTAAAATTCGGGCGTCAAGCAACGTAATATAAGGACCTATATCTTCAACCACGTGAATATTTAACAAGAAGAGTTTATTGAATAGATTATAGATATAATAAATTGTCAGGTTTGGATATTCCAGTAAGGTATTCTTGTTTTTGATCGTAATGTTCTCTCCCTCGCTAATACGGTCAATCAACTGATTGAACTCAACTCGGGTCAACGGTTCAAAATACAAGGGTGATACTCTGGACTGGATGATCTCATTCATTTTGGTCGTATTTTCACAACCCAATAAAAAAAGAATCTTAGGATTCTCTTCCATAATTTCTTTTAAATATTGTTGGTTGTTGTCATGAATAATATCAAAATTTTCGATAAAGACGCATTTTTTCGTAGTAGAACATCTACAAAATGTGCGCAGTTCATTGTTTTCATTGTTACAAAACGACAAATCCTTGAAAGTATCTAACATCAGCACCGATTCTTTCGGCACAGTGCCGTAATATTCGCGCAATGCCAACTTCATTGCAACCGATTTATACGTTTGATTGGACCCAATAAAGAGAATGTTTTTTCTCTCTTTCAAATACTCTTTCAGTTGTCTCAAGAGAGGTTCCAGGTTTGGACTGATGAGTTCATCCAGTGTATTCGGGTTGTATTTTTCTTCCATGAGTTTCATTCTTCATCCATGCCATTTGTATTTATATAAAAATAAGAAAACAAGAAAATACGTATAAAAAATAGAAGTATTTGATTGTATGGATTATTATGCTATTTTAGGCGTTCCACGTGATGCCACCGATAGTGTGATTAAAAAAGCATATCGCGAACTCAGTTTCAACACTCACCCCGACCGTAATTCTAGTCCAGAGGCGTCTACAAAAATGCAGCAGTTGAACGAAGCATACGAAACCCTGAAAGATCCACAAAAACGTAAACAATATGACATGGGACCCAATCCATTGGAGAATCTCTTCGGCGATTTGTTTCGCCAACAAAGTCAAGGTCCGATGCATTTTGCGAGACACATGCATCCACACATGAATCCACATATGAATCCACACATTCAAATCTTTGAAATGATGCATCAAATGGGCAATATGGGCATGGGAGAACCCATGATCTTTCACTTTGATGATATGCAACCGATTCAACCCCTGGAAACCGTGGTTGAACTCACGTTTGAACAAGCGTTCCAGGGTCATTCTTTACCCATTACGGTCACACGGAACATTGTAAATGGTATGCAACGTTCGAAAGAAACCGAGAAAATTTACGTGACCATTCCCGCAGGGATTGATCATGGAGAGATCCTGGAAATTCCTGAAAAAGGACATCAACAAAACAAGAAAGGTTCGCTCAAAGTGCATATTCACGTGAAACCTCACGAAGTATTTGAAAGAAAAGGTCTGCATCTCTTTTGCCAACATACGCTGGAATTTAAAGAATCCATTTGTGGGTTTGATTTTACACTGAAACTATTGGATGGATCCGCCATCAAATTAAAAAGTAGTCCGGGACATATCATTCAAAATATGGACGAAAAAGTCATCAAAGGCAAAGGCATTCATAGAGATGGCGGAGAAGGAGACCTGTTGATCAAGTTTAGGGTATTGCCACCGAAAGTATTGACCGACGAACAAGTTGCACTCTTTTCAAATT